CCACCCGAAGCTGGTGGCAAAAAGCTGTTCCATGCGGGCGTGCCGGTTAAAGGCGGGACGTTCGCGATCGGCAACGCTGAAAGCGGACCGGTCGTTGTGGCCGAAGGTTTTGCGACCGCTGCTACGGTGCAGGCGGCAACTGGCTATTTGGTGCTGATCGGCTTCAGCAAAGGCGCGTTACTCCTGACTGCTGAGATCGCGGCGCAGCGCTATCCCGGTCGCGAGATCATAATCGCTGCCGATACTAACGGCATTGAGGATGCTCAGCGCGCTGCGGATGCGGTGAAGGGCCGCGTCGTCGCACCTGAGATGATGGGCGCCGATGGCACAGACTTCAACGACCAGGCTGCACATTACGGGCTGGACGATGTTGCGGCTTGCTTCGCCCCGCACACCGGTCTGCCGCTTGGCGTCATTTCGCCTGCGGATTGGCAGGGGCAAGACATCCCCGAGCGCCGCTGGATGGTCGAAGGCTTGGTACCCTACCACCAAGCCACGCTTCTGACGGGCGCTGGTGCGGCTGGTAAATCGCTGCTGGAACAGCTGAAATGCACCTGCATCGGTATGGGCCTGCCCTTCCTGGGTGTTGAGGTCGAGCAGGTGCCCACTCTCTATATCACCTGCGAGGACGATCCGAGCGAGTTGCATCGCCGTCAGGCGGCAATCTGCGCCGGGTTGGGCATCAGCCTGGAGGATACGCGCGGCAAGGTTCACCTGCTGTCGCTTTACGGCGAGCCAGGCAACGAGCTTTGCACTTTCGATGAGGCGCGCACCATTCGTGCTTCCAAACGATACGGGGAGATTGTCGACACGTCGCTGGCGCTGAGCGTCCGTCACGTGTCCCTTGACAATACCTCGCATATGTTCACCGGCAACGAGAACGCCCGTCAAGAGGTCGCGGCCTTCGTCAATCTGTGCAACGCCATGGCGCGCGCGATTGACGGTGCCGTCACCATGGTCGGCTTCCCCAATAAAGCCGGTGACAGCTACTCAGGCTCAACCGCCTGGGAAAATCAGGTGCGCTCGCGCCTGTTCCTCGAAACCCCGAAGAACGACGATGGCGTGGTTGTTGACCCCGACTATCGCGTCCTTCGCAATGAGAAAGCCAACTATGCCCGCAAGGGCACAGAGATTGGTTTCATGTGGATGAACGGCACGTTCGTCTTGCCTCCTCAGGAGGATGACGGCGCTCCCGTTGGCCACCAATTCAGCGATGCCCACGCTTGGTATGCGCTGTGCGAGATCGACCGCCGCTGGCGCGAAGGGAACCCGTTTTCGGCATCCCACAACGCCACCGAACGGTATCTCGGCACTTGGCTGCAAAGCCGTTTCAAGATCAGTCGCAACGCCGCGATCGGACAGATCAAGGCATGGGGTGCGGCCGAATTGATCGCGACCGAGCAGGTCGACAGCCATTCGAAAAAGCAGGGTTTGCGGGTCGTTCGGTGGCCCGAGCGGCCTGCGGAAGTAGGTGGTCGGTGATGGGTTACTTCCGCACCATTGCCGCTAACCCATTGAAATTGCTTGCGGAAGTACTGCGGAAGTACATTTGCGGAAGTACTGCGGAAGCAAGCGGAGGTAAACGCCAAGTCGTTGAAATTGCTTGCGGAAGTAGCCTGCAAATCTGCGGAGCGGAGACACCTAGTACTACGTACTACCCGGCCCCGCCTCTCATGGCGGCGGGCCGGATTTAGGGAGAAAGAGAAATGGCAGGCAGCGTCAACAAAGTGATCCTCGTCGGCAACCTAGGCCGCGACCCGGAAAGCCGGTCGTTTCAGAACGGCGGCAAGGTCGTCGAGCTTCGGATTGCGACCTCCGAAAGCTGGAAGGATCGCAACAGCGGTGAGAAGAAGGAAAAGACCGAGTGGCACACGGTGAAGGTCTTCAACGAGGGCTCAGCGAACGTCGCTGAGCGTTTCCTACGCAAGGGATCGAAGGTCTACATCGAAGGCCAGCTGACCACCCGCAAGTGGCAGGATCAGTCGGGCGCCGATCGGTACTCGACGGAAATCACACTTCAGGGCTTCAACTCGGTCCTGACGATGCTGGATGGGCCGGGGCAGGCAAATGGCTCTGAGCGAGGCTCTGCGGGAAATTCCGGCGGCAACCAGCAGCGGGGGCAGTCTCAGGCAGGATCGTTCGGCCGTGACGACCTTGATGACGACGTGCCGTTTTGAGGGGGTAGGACGATGACCCCCTACCCCTCCAGCGCGGCTGCCAGTTCCTCCAGCCGTGCCGTCATCCACTTTGGCCCCTGTGCCATCAGCTTGGCTTTGGTGGCTGGTGCGACTGATACGCTGATCGGCACTTTCCGTATGCCTGGGGTGTCGGACGGACGCCCGGATTTACCGGTGCGCCCCCCTTTGCCGGGGATGCCTGCCATTTCAGGCGGCAGTCACAACCAGATCTTCGCCGCCACCGATTTGCTCGGGGATCGAAGCGTAGTCGGCATAGCCAGCATCGCGTGCCATCAGGTCCAGAGCTTCGGCTTCGGTAGCAGCTTCGTACTGGCCCAGGACGATGCCCGAAGCGGTGTTGGTGATGGTGTAGGTGGTCATCTCAGTGTCTCCGTTGCGTCTGATGTTTTATCTAAAGGAAAAACATGCAGCCGTCAACAGGGTTCCGCAGATTTTTCGTACACGGAGCATTTTTATGCCCGCGCGGCCTGAGACGGGACTCACCCCGATGCTGATCGGCATGCTGCGCGCCGATGCCGCCACACGCAAGCGGGTCGCAGCCAATCCGGATCCAGTCGCTAGGCGACACGGCGTGAGCGCGGAGACGGTCGGATTTTACCTCAAGATGATGGGAGAGAAGTGATGGAGAAGGAGTCATCGTTGACCGGCAAGGAAAGGGCAGAGACTGCCGCGACGGAGCATGGCTTCCATGGGGATCAGTCGGGCCTTGGCCTGAGCGCGACCGTAGCAGCGCCACATCGCGTGGGGGACGACCTTATCAGCGAGATGGACACTGACCGTCTGGCTGGCATCGTCGGAGCATGGATCGGCTTCTCGGCATCGTGCATCAAGTCAGGTGATGCTTGGTCGTCGTCCTGTGAGCGCATGAAGACCGATGCTTTTGCCGCGCTCAATGAGCTTGCCGATCGCGCCCTCCCCGCCGCGCAGGGGGACGGGGAATGAGCGAGACGTTCAGCAGCTCCGCCCCAAAATGTCCGTATTGCGGGCATGAGCAAACGCACGATGGCGGCTGGCTTTACGATGAAGATTTGACCGAGATCGAATGCGGCAGGTGCGAACGGACATTCGAGGTCGAGGTTAGCAACGTGACCTATTGGACCTGCCGTCAGATCGGAGACGCAGCATGAGCGACGAGCTGAAGGTGGATTTGAGCAAATTCACGGATGGAGTTCCGTTGCCGACGACCTACGAGGAAATCCATCGGCAGGCATTGCGGCGCAACCGCTTCCGCATTCCACGCCTCCGCGCCCTTGAGCGCGACAGCAGGGAGGGGTGAACATGCCCAGGCCAACTTTACCCATGCCGCCCGAATTTCCCGCCTACGCGGCTTGTGAGGGCAATCTAAAGCTGCGCAAGCGGTTCAACGTCGGCGGTGTAACCATCGAGCGCTGGCGCCGTCAAATCGGTGCGAAGTACACTCCGCCGGCTATGCCCAAAAAACCCGCCACTCGCCCTGTCCTGAAGCGTAAGCTGCGCAAGTCATGGATGGCTCAGGAGCGGATCGAGGATCTGGATGACGGCTTCGACGTGGGAACTTGCCTGCGTGGTCATGGGGGGTGGTGATGGATGCTGATGCTACAGCGCCTAAGCAGCGCGGTATTCCCTTCAAGCCAGGGCAGTCCGGCAACCCAGCCGGACGCCCGAAAGGCGCCCGCAATCGGCTGGCTGAAGCATTTGTGGAGGCGCTCCACGACGACTTCAACGCTAACGGCGTTGCGGCCATCAAAGCCTGTCGTGAGGAGAAGCCTGACGTTTACGTGAAGGTGATCGCCAGCCTCCTGCCAAAGGATGTGAACCTCAACATCACCGACGATACGAGTGACATGAGCGATGACGAACTTGCAGACCGCATCCGAAGCCTCACAGCGGCAGTTGCTCCTTTCCTCGATCGCGGAACTGGAGACGCTTCGGAAGCAACTGGCGAGGCGTCGGCTTCTCGCGTTCACTGAGTACACAAACCCGGTCTATGTCCCGGCCGGGCACCACCAGCGCATCGCGGAGAAGCTGGAGGCCGTTGAGCGTGGCGAGATAGACCGGCTGATGATCTTCATGCCGCCTCGTCACGGCAAGTCTGAGCTGGCGTCCAAGCGCTTTCCTGCGTGGTGTCTGGGTCGCCAGCCGAAGCGTCAGATCATCGCCGCCAGCTACAACAGCGACCTTGCATCGGACTTCGGGCGCAATGTGCGTAACGTCGTGGCTAGCCGGGAATTTGGTGATGTGTTCAGCGGCATATCGCTGGCACCCGATAGCCAGGCCGCCAACCGCATGAATACCAATAAGGGCGGCACCTATGTCGCGGCGGGCGTCGGTACGGCTGTCACCGGCCGTGGTGCTGACATCGCGCTGATCGACGACCCGTTCAAGGACCGTGAGGAAGCGGACAGCGAGCGCAGGCGTGAATTAGTTTGGGACTGGTATCGCTCTACCCTCTACACCCGATTGATGCCTGGCGGGGCGGTGGTTCTAATTCAGACGCGCTGGCATGAGGATGATCTTGCGGGTCGCTTGCTTGAGCAAGAGGGGTGCGTTGAGGATGGCGGGCAATGGACAGTGCTAGAGTTGCCTGCCATCAACGCAGATGGTGAGGCGCTGTGGCCCGAATGGTACGGCGTGGCCGCTCTCCAGCGCATCAAGGATACCATAGGCCCTCGGGAATGGTCCGCCCTCTACCAGCAGCAGCCCCAGCCCGATGAAGGCACATATTTCCAGCGCGACTGGCTGCAAGAGTGGGAAGCGCCCCTACCTCCGCTGAATTACTACGGCACTAGCGATTACGCGGTCACTGATGGCGGAGGCGATTACACCGTGCACCGCATCTGGGGCGTCGGACCGGACGGCACAATTTACCGCATGGGTGGATGGCGAGGACAGTCCACGTCTGACGTGTGGATTGAAGAAAAGCTGGACCTGATTAAACGCTGGAAGCCACTTGCTTGGTTCGGTGAGGCTGGCGTGATCCAGAAGGCGATCGAGCCGATGCTGCGTCGTCGCATGATGGAGCGCGGGATTTTCTGCCGCCTTGAATGGCTGTCGTCCATAAGCGACAAGCCTGCTCGCGCCCGTGGCTTCCAGGCGCGCGCCGCTATGGGTAAAGTGCGCTTCGAGCCCGGTGCCGATGTGTCCGAGCATCTCATGTTCCCAGCCGGCAAGCATGACGACGATGTGGACTGTTCGTCGCTGATCGGCCGAGCACTGGATGAGGCACATCCAGCCGTCGTGCGCCATGTTGCACCGTCGAACAATCCACCCCCCGGCGATTACCGCCCTCCCCGTCCTGCGAGTACGTCTTCCGCATGGGGCTAGACAAGGCGACAATCATGTCCGCCTATGCCTGAACAAAACGCCCTGACGGATGAGAACCGCGACGGTATCGTCATTTCTGGCGAGACACAGACGCTGCCTGACTACATCAAGGGCACGCCGCCCCGTATCGAGGAACTGCGCAGGCGGTCTGAGGGGGCGCGGGATGATCCGCGCGGACGCCGTGCCAAGTCGAAGAAGGCGCGTGAATATTACGACGGGCCGGGCCAGCTGACTTCAGAGGTCCGCCAGACGCTTCGCCTGCGTGCGCAGCCTCCGATATATACCAACCGCATCCGCCCAGCTGTAAACGGTGTCCTAGGCGTTCTGGAGCAGGCCCGTAGCGATCCTCAAGCTTACCCGCGCAACCCCGGCGATCAAGATGCGGCCGATGTCGTCACAAAGGTTCTGCGCTTCATCGCGGACCAGTCTGACTTCGCCAACATCAAGCTGGACGTGGCGGATAATCACTTCGTAGAGGGCGCTGGCGCGGTCATCGTCGAGATGGACGGTGACGACATCGTGCCGACGCAGATCCGATGGGAAGAATTCTATTACGACCCCTATTCGCGCCGCCACGATTTCAGCGACGCCAGGTTCATGGGTATCGCGAAGTGGATGGATGCTGATGCCATCCGCCGTCGCTGGCCTGAGCGCATCCGCGAGATTGGCGACCCACTGAGCCCTAGCGAAAGCATCTTCAGCGACACCTTTGAGGACCGCGGGGATCAGGGGCTGGGCTGGATCAACAGCAAGCGGCGCCGCGTCCTTCTCTGCGAGGAATACGCATTGGACGATGGCGAGTGGAAGCGCATCGTCTATGTGGCGGCGGGCGTGTTGGAATATGGACCAAGCCCGTACAACGACGAGAAGGGGCGCCCCACCAACCCAATCGAGGCGACTAGCTGCTATGTCGACCTAGACAATGGCCGCTACGGCATCGTGGACGACATGATGCCGATCCAGGACGAGATTAACGCATCTCGGTCGCGCTCGCTGCACCTGATGAACAGCCGCCAGGTTCAGTATGACCCCAATCAGCAGGGTAACCCGGCCGATGCGGACATTGCCCGCTCGGAGGCTGCCAAGGCTGACGGCGTGCTGCCCTACGGCTGGTCACTAATCCCGACCAATGACATGACCCAGGCCAACATCCTGCGCAATCAGGAGGCCAAGGGTGAGATTGAGCGCATGGGTCCAACGCCGGCTGTTCTGGGGCGCCAAGAAGGCGCATCGCAGTCAGGTCGCGCGCGCCTCGTGTCTCAGCAGGCAGGCCTCACCGAACTTGCCCGGCCGATCGGGCGGCTGAGCAATTGGGAACTGCGCGTGTACCGGCAAATGTGGTGCCGTGCGCGTCAGTTCAAAACCGACCCATGGTTTATCCGCATTACCGACGACACCCGCGCGCCTGAGTTCGTGCAGGTCAATGAGCCGATCATGGGGCCGGTGATGCAGCCCATGGCAGGGCCTGATGGCCAGCAGATGGTTGACCCGCTGACCGGACAACCCGCTATGCAGCAGGCTATGGGCGTGACCGGCTATAACAACCGGCTGGCTGAGCTGGACGTGGATATTATCCTCGACACCGTTCAGGACACAGCCACGCTGGCTCAGGAGGTGTGGGCAGAGCTCGTGCAGCTTGTTGGTCAGGCTGGCGGCCTGGAGGCCGTCTATAGCCCCGCTTTCGAGTTAATGATCGAGGCGAGTCCGATTGCCGACAAAACGCGCGTCATAGGGCTAATCAAGAAGGGCCGCGACGAGCAGCAGCAGAACCAGGTCATGGCGCTGACACAACAGGTACAGCAGCTGACGCAAGCCCTGCAAGAGAAGCAGCAGTCGACCGCAGAGCAGTCGCAGGCCGACACCATGCACAAGGCGGCTCAGGCCAATCTTGCCAATGCCAAGGCACAGCAGACGCAGGTCGAAACCGAGAAATCGGCGCTGGACGCTCTGCTGCCTGATCATCTGCGAGAAGAGCCTCAAGCGGCTTGACCGCCTTCTAGCGCAACCCGGAAAATACTCGTGCGGCTATGCCTAATAGCCGTGTTCGAGGCGGGGACGCTCGTCAACAGTCCCCCATGCCGCCGATGACCGGGCGCTGCGTGAGTTGCCGACGACACAGGCAAGGAGGGATGAGATGGCGGATCAGGACTTTCTTAGCGACTTGATGGCAACCGAAGAGCCGGAGACGGCTCCTGAAGTTGCGCCTGTCGCAGAAGAAGTCGTTGCCGAACCCGTAGCTGCGGAGCCGGTAGCCGAACCTGAGCCGAAACCGACGCCCGCTCCGGAACCCGAAGCACCACGAGATGAATCGCGAACCGTACCTCTCGCGACGGCTCTCAACTGGCGTGACGAGGCCAAGGAGTACAAGCGAAAGGTCGAGCAGTACGAGGCGCAGCAGCGCCAAGCACCGCAGCGTATCGATCCCCTCGACGATCCGGAGGGCTTTGCCCAGCAGCAACAGCAGCTGGTGCAGCAGGCTATCATTACCGACCGTTTCGAGCGGTCGCATGAGGACGCAGTGGAGAAGCATGGCCAAGAGGCTGTGCAGGCTGCCGTCGAATGGGCTCAGACGCGGGCGCAGGCAAATCCTGCTTTCGCTGCCGAGTACATGGCCAAGACCCGCCCCATCCAGTGGATCGTCCAGCAGCATAAGCGCGATGCGCTCGTGTCCGACATTGGCGATAACGTGGACGACTGGTTCACCCGCGAAGCAGCCAAGCGAGGATATGCACCGCAGAGCGTGCCCGTTGGTGCAGCCCCCGTGGCTGCACCTGTCCAATCGGCGGCTAAGCCTACCGCACCCCCCAAGTCGATCGCATCCGAGCGCACCGCTCCGGCTGCTGTGACGCCGCAGGGGGAGCGCGACGGCTTTCTCGCAAACATCGTGGGAAAGTAAGAAATGGCAGAAATTCAGCTGGCCACGGCGCTTGAGCGTCAGGAGTGGTCGACCAAGCTCACCTATGAATATGTCCGCGAGTCCGGCTTCAAGCCATACATGGGCACCGACGACGCCGCCATCATCCGGCTCGACTATCAGCTGGTGTCGGTCGCGGGTGATACGATCAACTTCCCGCTGATCCAGCGCATCAAGGGTCGCGGCGTTCGCGGTTCGGAGATCCTGAAGGGCAACGAAGTCGATATCGGCCTGGCCAACACCAAGGTTGTCGTGGACTGGATCCGTCAGGGCGCCAAGCTGCCCAAGTCGACCACTTTCCGCACGGCGCTGGACCTCTGGAACGCGTCGAAGACACAGCTGCGTCAGTGGTCGTCGGAGACGATGCGCGACGAGGTCATCAACGCTTTCGGTTCAGTCATCATCCCCGGCACCGTCGACACCAAGGGCCTGCCTGGCACCGATAGCCAGGTGCTGTATAGCCTGTCGACGGCAGCTCAGCGCAACACCTATCTGGCGAACAACAGCGATCGCATCGTGTTCGGCAATGCGCGCGGCAACAGCACATCGCTCAACTGGGCGACCTCACTGGGCAACGTGTCGACGGCCACGGGCCAGTCGTCGGCTGCGCACGTGCGGCTGCTGAAGACGATTGCCAAGCAGGCGGGCAAGCAGATCCCGGTCGGCTCGACCACGCAGTTCACCAGCAATATTCGTCCCTACAAGTCGGATATGACAGCGGGCCGCGAATGGTTCATCTACTTCGTCGGCAGCCGAGAGTTTGCGGTGCTGTCGCAGGACTCGACCATCGTCAACATCAACACTTCGTCGCGTCCGCGCGAAGCTGGCGGCGTCGACAGCAACCCGCTCTTCCAGGACGGCGATCTGATGTATCTCGGTGTCGTGATCCGGGAGATTCCCGAGATCGACGACATCCTGCTGCTTCCGGGCGCGGGTGCATCGGGTGCCGATGTCGCAATGGGCTTCTTCTGCGGTCAGTCGGCAATCGCCGTTGGCTACGGACAGCGCGATGCTGTCCGCGAAGACCGTCTGGAGGACTACGAGTTCCGCCCCGGCATGGCGATCGAAACGCTGCGCGGCACCGCCAAGACCAGCTTCGGTGGTGCTCAGTACGGCATCGTCACCTCGCTCACCGCCGTTCCGGCTCAGGTCTAAGGAGGACCAATCATGGCGACGTTCAACAGCCTTCAGATGACGCCTCCGACCTATCCTGTGTCGGGGCCGACCGGTGACGGTCGTTCGATCCAGAATGCGCGCGGCCTCTTCACTCTCGGCACGCAGTCGACCGGCGCAATCGCATCGGGTGACATCGTCCGCATGTTCCGGGTGCACCGCAACTTCCTCGTCCGCTCCGGCGCGATGAAGTGGGATGCGCTGGGAGCCGGCGTTACGCTGTCGCTCGGTGATGCGGCGAACCCGACCCGCTATTTTAACGCGGTGTCGGCTGCCACGGCCGGCAGCACCACGGCGATTGCGGACACGGGCCGCGACTTCAACAACGCCGGCTTCACGACCGTCATCCTGACTATCGGTGGTGCGACGACCAGCGCCACTGGCACGATCATGGCGGAGCTGTCCGGCGTCATCGAAAACCCCGCGTAAGGAGGCGCAGACATGTCGAAGACCTTCAAGGCAATGTGGCTGGGTGATGACGATCCCCAAGCGCAGATCATCCGTCTGGGTGACCTGCGATTCATCAAGGGTGAAGCAACCGACGTTCCGGAGGGCCACGAGTATGCTGACCGCATCAAGGACAATCCGATGTTCGCGATCGACGACGCGAAAGCGGAAGCGACTCCTGCGCGCGAGCCCGATGATGTCGATCCCGACGCTGGCACCGAAAAGGGCGCGCTGCGCACCGAGCTGAAGAAGCTCGGTGTCACCGTATCCGGCAATGCCAGCGTTGAGACGCTGCGCCAGAAGCTGGTCGAAGCGACCCGCTGATGGCCACATGCCGCCACATCGTAAACAACGCTCTCCGCAAGCTGGGTAGGCTTGGCGGGGGGCGTGAGCCCCGTGTGGCGGATCAGACCGACGCGCTGGCTGCGCTCCAAGGGCTGTATAGCTCTTGGGTCGCATCCGGCGCGTTTGGTCGCCTGCAAGACGTTATCCCGCTCGCTGACTGCGTGGCGGAGGAAAATCAGCGGATCTTGCGCGATGCGCGCGTCATCACCGTGACGCTGCCTGAGTATGTGCCGATGTTTGCTCAACCGCTCCCCTATGATCAGGAGCGCATGAATTACGAGGCTGTTGACGGCAGCAACCGACCGCCCTGTGACGGCGCCGTCGTGCAGCTTAAAGACACAAACGGCGGTCAGGTCGAGACGTGGATTTACGATGGCTCTCAGCGCGAATGGACGCTGATCGATAGCCTACAGCTCGATAACCAAGCGCCGCGTTCTGCCGATGATCCCGAGGGTTTGTCGGCCGTTCTTGCGATCGAGATCGCTGACACGTTTGGCGCAGAGATCGGTCAATCCACCCTGCGCCAGTCGCAGCGCTTCATTTCCAACATGGTCACCAATCCATCGACGCCGCGCCGCGTCGTGCCTGGGGTATATTTCTGATGCCTTACCTTGATCGTGACACGAACGCGCGGGCGGTTTTCCTTGTCGATCTGAACGGCAATCCGATGGTGGCAAGCGGTGCCAGTGGCCCGCAGCCAGCATCTAGCAGCCAGTCCGTCACGCCAGCCAGCGACAGTGCCTCTTTCCCCACGGTATCGCGGGGCAGCAGCGGGCTTTCGACATCGCAGGTTTCTGTTGGGGCATCCGCGACGCAAATCGTCGCTGCACGCGCGAATAGGGGTAGCGTGAAGATCACGAACCTTGGCACCAATGACGTTTATATCGGCACCTCAGGAGTTACAGTCAGCACTGGCGACCTACTTCCTGGCACTAAAGGCGCGAGCATTGTCGTGCCCACTACTGCAGCACTATTTGGCGTTGCTGGCACTGCCCAAAATGTTTCTGTCTTGGAGGTCTTCTAATGGGCGATATTGGCGCTACGACGCCCCTCGTCCCTCAAAAAGTTTTGGATGATATTCAGACTGCTATGAACGCCGCTACCAGCGGACTGACGAGCGCTAATCGCCAACAGGCTTTGCGCGTTCAGGTAACCCCTGACGCCAATGGGCGCGTAACCTTCACCTTTCCGCAGTCTTATGCCACTGGGATTATTCCGGCTGTTACCACAACTGCTGAAACGCCGAATGGAGCGGCCTACCGCAATGACGCGAGCGTGGAAGAGAACAGCGCGACGAATACACAGGTCGTTATCCTTGTACAGCGCATTACTAAGACGCTGGTAGTATCGGTGCTTGGCGCAGTGCTAAATGTAATTGCCCCTGTCACAACGCCGGTCTGGATCAACATTCTCATTCGCGCGCCGGTCTGATGCCGCTCGTCCCGCTTGGCATTGGCTCTTATAAGCGCAGCGATGGCCTCGTGCCTGAGGTCGTCTTGCGCAATATGTACCTAGAGGAGGATAAGAGCGGGATTAGCCCGGATAAAACGCTACGCATCCAGCGTCCGGGATTATCGCTCACCGATCGACTAGGCGACGCACCGATCATGGGATTGCATTATCGCACTGCGACCGGTGAGCGTCTGGCGGTACAGAATAGCCAGCTATTTGCTGGGACCGCAGCCAAAGGCACTCTAGCCGCTGCGTCGCCTGTCGCGATCGTGTCGACGCCTTTCCTTTCGCTGGTCGCCGCGGACGGGAAGCTTTACCGCTACAATACGCAGATCGATGTGGTGACATTGCCCAACGATGCCCCGTCAAACGGGTTTGTGCAGGACGTTGATCAGCTGAACGCATACGGCCTCATATTGCTGCCGAATGGACGTTTTTATTGGCTTGTGCCGGGTGAGACGACGATCAACGCGCTGAATTTTGCCACCGCCGAAAGTCTGCCTGATAAAGCCAAGGCGCTGCGTCGATTGGGCGACGAATTCTGGATTTTTGGTGACGAAAATATTGAGGTCTGGCAGCCCACTGGGGACCAAGACGCACCATTCCAGCGGGCGTCTGGGCGCAATTTCGAGCGCGGCTGCCTGGCACGCGATACCGTGAGGCGTTTCGACAACACCCTTGTCTGGGTGGGCGATGACTATCAAGTGTATCGCGCGTCGTCGGTGCCTCAGGTCATTAGCGACAATGGGATAGCCGAACGGATACGCAAAGCCACTGGGCCATGCTCGGCATGGGTCTTCGGCATTGATGGCCACAGCTTTTACGTTCTGACGGTGCCTGGACAGGGGCGTTTTGCCTATGATGCTGCTACCCAGGCATGGAGCGAGTTCACGTGGCCGGTCGGCTATGGCTATCAGGTCAACGGACAGATCGTTGCAGGCTCTGATGTGGATGGTCGGCTGTTTGTCGTAGATGGCAACGCGCTAACCGACGACGGCGCAGCATTTGAGCGCTGTTTGACCGCGACGGTAGCGATCAACGGCAGGCCTCCCCGGAATGATAGCGTTTCGGTGGGGGTTGGCTGTTCTACGTTAACGATTGTGCGTTTTCGATGGAAAGACGGACAAGACGACTTCCCGACCTATTACGACGAGGTTGAGGCACTCGCCCCGTACGACGTAGCCATTCTGTGGCGCCTTGGGATGCCAGACCAGCCCTATCGGACGATCGAGGTGAGCTGTGTTGATCCAGCGGTTCGCCTACGCATCTCTGGATGCTATGCCAACGAGGCCTGGTCCTGATGGCGAAAGCTTTCGTCAGTGTGGCGCGATTGCAACAAGCGCTGGCCATTGTTGACAAGGAGGGGCGCCCAGCTGCTTGGTTCGTCCGCCTCATTAACGACAACAACGCCAATGTCACAGAGGCCATCAATCGCATTGCTGCAATTCCGGAAATTCAAGCTGCGCTAGAGCGCTTGGACGAGGCTACCGCCGCTGCTCAGGCGGCGGCTGACGCGGCACAAGTAGCAGCAGATACAGCGTCCAGCAACACAGCTGCCCAGCAACGAGAGGTTTCGCTTCAGACCAGCTATATCGAGCCTGCAAGCGTAATAACTGCCACCCCCACGACGATTACGATCGCCGCTCATACTCGCTATTACCCGCAGGCAATGGGCTCGCCTACCGCCGTCTCTGTAAGCGGTGGAACGATCGGCTCAACAGCGCCAGGTACTGTAGCGTATGTTTACTACAGTGATCCCGAGCGCGACGGCGGCAGCGTAATTTATCAGGTGCAAACCACGCCTCCCACGCAGACCGGCAACACGCATGTTGTTGGAGCGGTCGAGATACCTGATGCTGGTGAGGTTGACGGTGGCGATGGCCCTACGCGTCCGGGATATGTTCGCCCCCGTCAGGTAGAGCTATGATACGACGTGAAACAGACGCTGATCTTGCCAACCGTGTGTCCCGCATGGATGGCGTCATCACCAATGTCTCTTATGATGGCCGCGACATTGACTGGTCGCCTGCGGTTGATGCGTGCGTGATCCTCTCGAATGGCGAGGATGCTTTCCAAGTGTACGAACAGAAAGAGCCGCGCATCTGGGAGGTCATGACGGTCTTTGCGCCGACGTGCCGGGGCAAGCGGGCGCTCGAAACCGCTTTCGCAATGAAGGAATGGATGCTTCCATACCTCGACATTGCGTTTGGCTCAGTCCCTGACCGGCTGCCTGCTGCCAAGTGGTTTTACCGTAAGCTCGGCGGCGTGCCGACTGATATGCTGGAGACGCCCCTATGCTTATATGAAGCAAATCCTGGGGAGACACTGTTCGTCTTTAGGGCTTAACTCATGGTTGCACCTCTAATCGCAGCGGCAGGAGTCAGCGCTCTCGGTTCGGTGCTAGGCGGCGTAACTGGCGGAAAGAGCGCCAAGGCAGCCGCCAAGACCCAGCAGCAGACCGCGCAGATGCAGATCGCCGCGAATGAGGCGAACAGGAATTTCATCACTGGACTTTCCCAGCCGACGATCGACCGCGGCAATGCGGCAGGTTCTATCTATGCGGGGTTGTTGGGCGCCGGTGGAAATAGCGCATCGTCGCAAGCGGCGCTGGACACCTGGCGCAATTCGGCGGGTTACCAGGACCTCCTGAAGACTGGCCTCGGGGCCGTTAATGCTGGCGCATATGCGCGCGGGATGGGTGACAGCGGTGCTACGCTAAAAGCCCTCCAAGAGCGGGGCATGGGTTTGGCGAACCAGACCCAGCAGCAGTATCTTGGCAACCTGAACACGTTGATCCAGACCGGGAACAGCGCGATCGGCAACGTTGCGGGTGTGTCTACGGCAACCACGCAGGCGAACAACGCGGCGCTTCAGAATAGCGCGGATGCCAGCAGCAATGCCTCCTTGATCGGCGGGAGCTCATTGCAAAACGCGTTGAAAAACCTGACCGATATCGGATCAAACTTGGCGTCGAGCTATGGCCAGGCACCACGCAACTCGTACGGAATCGTGGGCGGGGGTATCTACTGATGACAGTCGAGTGGGGCCTGGCTGGTCGCAATCAGTACAACTATCTCGACAGCCTCCAGCAGATCGGCAATGCGCAGGCGCAACAGCAGCAGATCAAGCTGGCGCAGCAGCGCGCGGATCAGCAGGCGTACGAATTCGGCAAAGGGCAACAGCAGGACGCGGCACGGATCCAGCTGGCTAACCGCGCGCGTGGCGGTGATTTTGCGGGTGCGCGGCAAGAGGCAGCTCTAGGTGGTGACTTCGACTTCGCCAACGCGCTCGGCAGCCTGCGACAGGATCAGCTTGCACAGCTCAACCGCGAATTCGACGTAATTGGCCGCCTTCATCCAACGCTGAAAGCCATTCCTGTCGAACAGCGCGCACAGGCAGCCCTTCCCCTACTCAAACAGGCGGGCTTCAGCGATCAGGAGCTCGCGTCCGTCGACTGGACAGATGCGGGGCTTGATGGTGCTTATGCTTTGTCGGAAGCGGGGAAAGCCGCCCTCGCTGCGCGCTTGAAGCAGCAGGAAGCGCGTGTCGTCGGTGATGGCGGCGCGCTTGTCGACGGCACAGGCAAGGTGCTTTACGAGAACCAGAAGGCGCCGGAATGGGTGTTTGACAGTGAGGGCGGAAACTGGCTGCAAAAGCCAGGTACTGGCACAGCTGGGGGTGCAACCGGTCGCTCGGCTGCGCCGCCACCGTCAGGCGGTCGCACGCAATACGGCTGGACACCTCGCGCGCGAAACGGTGGCGATAACTCTGATGCGGCGGTCGACGGCAAGATTTCTGGCATATCGCGTGCGCTTGGCATCGACCCGACCGCGCCGTTTCCGCCTGGCATGACGGATTTGCAAATCGCTCAGGCACTCACTCTGTCGGAAGGTGGACGCGGCTCAATCGCGGATCGCAACAATAACCCGGGCAATCTGCGAGATCCGCGTACTGGCGACTATCGTACCTTTGGGAGCAAGTCCGAAGGTCTGCGGGCTGCGGCGGCACAGGTCCGGCGCAACCGGGCGCGCGGTCAGAATACGATCCAGACGATGGTCGAAGGGCTGCCGGTCGGTGGGGAGCAGGCGCAAGCTCAGCAGAGTCAGCCGGGCGTCATCAATGTGCGGCCTCCCAAGCAGGGCTACCGCCTCATGACGCCTGACGAGAAGCGGGCGCAGGGACTAGATCCTGCCGCGCAATTCCAGATCGGTCCCAAGGGGCAGATTACGACGCTCGGTTCAAAAGCGGGCAGTCTTACCGAGGGACAGGCAAAGGCTGTCGGCTATCTCGGCTCCGCTGTGGAGGCGCAGAACACGCTGAACCAGGTGAGCGGATATAAGCCCACCTTGTTGACTGCTGCTCTCAGCGACTTGAGCGCGGGTAACCCGGTTCGGCAAAATCTTTCGCAGGTCGATCGCCGCGTCCTGTCTGCCCAGCTTGCATTTGCGACCGCGATCCTGCGCCAAGAGTCGGGCGCTGTAATTAGCCAAGAAGAGGCGGCGCAAAAGGCGCGTGTGCTGTTCCCTGAACCAGGTGATGGACCAGAGGTGCAGGCTGACAAGCGACGCCAGCGTGAAGCGGCGTTGAAGGCGCTCCGTACAGCGGCGGGTCCCGGATCATCTAGCGTCCCGCGCGTCAAGCCCAATCCCTACGACCGCAAGGCGCCAGAGAACCAAGGCCGGCTAGGCGTAGGGCAGACCGCCAATCGCGGCGGCCTCAAAATTACGCGGGTGCAGTGATGGCAAAATTCCGCATCGAACAGCCAGATGGCAAGGTCTACGAGATCGAAGGCCCTGACGATCTGTCACAGGACCAAATCGTCGAACTTGCGCGCAGAAATCTACCGCAGGAGTTCGCAGGTGGCAATGTTCAAGTCAAAGCGCCTGAACAAGCTTCCATGCAGCAGGCCGTAAACGATCCTGAAAGCGAGTTGCTGAGTGATGTTGGCACTGGCTTTAAGGAACTTGCGACAGGCGTTGCAGAGGGCGGTGCCAACGTCCTCGATCGCGCTGCCGGCTGGCTGCAAAGCGGGTTGAACAAGGCCGGTCAGACGCTTGCCGGTTCTAATTGGGGTGACGCGCTGAGCGGTCAAGGTAAACTCGTCGACAACTTTGCTCCCGCGCGCGAGGGCTATGGCCTTACGCGTGGCGCAGGGCGTTTTGTCGGGGAGGCGGTGGCATCTTCGCCACTAGCAGCATTGCGGGGCGGTGCTTTGGTCCAAGGCGCAGCAGGTGGTGCGCTGCTCAGCAATGGGAACAGCGTCGGTGAGGTCGCACAAGATGCAGCAATTGGAGGGGCAGCAGGCGGTGTGCTTAGTGGCCTTCTTCGCGCTGGATCGCGTATTGCCGCCCCGAATGTGCCTAACGATATTCGCGCGCTACTCGACGCAGGGATTCGCGTAACGCCAGGCCAGCTAGGTCAGGCATCGGGTAGCCGTCTTGGCCAGATCGCAGCCCGTACCGAAGAACGCGCTGCCAGCACGCCGTTCGTCGGCTCCATGATTGACGGCGCCCGCGCCCGATCTCTGGACGATTTCGGACGCGCAGCGGTCAATCGCTCCTTGGAGCCGATCGGCCTGTCTCTGCCACAGAATGTTCGCAGCGGGCGTCAAGCCATCCGGTACGCGGGAGATCGGATCAGCGCGGCTTATGATGCCCTACTGCCCAACCTGACTGTCCAAGGTGACCAGCAGTTTCTCACCGATCTTGGCGCGATCCATGCTGAGGCTCAAACCCTAGCACCCGGCCGCGCTGATCAGTTCAATCGCATCCTAGAAGACCTGAACCGTTTTTGGGGCGGTAACACGACGCTTGACGGGCAGGCGTTGAAGCGGGTCGAAGAACGGCTTGGCCAGCGCATCCGTCGCTATACGACAAGTTCTGATGCGGATACTCAGGATCTAGGCGACTTGCTCGGGGAGGTGCAGCAGGCATTGCGCGAGGCAGCGGCTCGCCAGAACCCGGCAGAAGCTGCACAACTTCGCGCCATCAATCAAGGCTATAAATCACTGGTGCAGGCAGAGCGCGCATCGCTGAATAGCCGCGGTGAGATCAGCCCCAATGGTTACTCGCAGGCAGTCAAGCGCAGCAGTGATACCGTGCGTAACCGTGGGTATGCCCGCGGGGAAGCTCTCAATCAGGACCTTTCGGATCCGGCATCGGCGGTTTTGCCCAGCCGAACTGCGAATAGCGGGACCAGTGACCGCCAGCAGGCGGCCAGCTTAACTGCAAACCTCATGGGCCTTGCTCAGGCGCCATTTTATGCAGGCGCGCAAGTAGCAGTGCCCGTCCTCACACGGCAGCGGGCGGTGTCACCGGGCCTTGGCCGCCTGCTTGAATATGGTGCGGCGGCAGCGCCCATAGCAGCGCCCGCAGCTGTAGATCAGCTTCGATAGTTTGCGCCTTCGCCAAGGTCGCGAAGCCCGGATGCTGGTCGTAAAAGCGACACTGAGCGCAGATACGATCGCGATGTGTAGAGAGTTGGACATGACGTTGCTATAGCACAGCAGCCAATCGCCTAAAATAGCTCCTGACCTATGCTTTTTCAGGGGGCCGGCGGTGGCTGCTGTCAATGTAACCTTTCCTGGCAATCTGGCGCAGGTGAAAACTGCGAACGATCTACGCTCAGTGCCATCGACGCTTCTTCCGCTTGGCGCGTTGTTCCTCGTCAACGGTCTTGAAGGCCTGTTCGAGTATGATCCTGGTTCGGTAGAGGCTGATGACGGCAAGGATGTTCTGCGGCCATATGACAAGACACCGGGTCAGGTAGGACGCTGGCTGCGTAACGTTGACGGGCTGGCGACCGGCCCAGAAGGCCCCACCGGCCCCGCAAACAGCACCTACACGACGCTAGCGGGACTGAAAGCCGCCTCGGTATCGAACGCCAGCTACATCTTCGCCCCCCCGAGCGGCAGTGATGGCGGCACGGCTGCGGGCACGTTCCTGTACCAGACCGCAGGCGCGCCCTACACGGCTGATGGCGTGAACGTTATTAGGCTTGACGCCGTGCCGCTGACGACCGGCGCACTGGTGCGGCAGGGTGTGTCACAGGTGGCGTTTTCTGCTCCTTCGGGCGGCACCGACAAGTCGCTTGACCAGGACCTTCGTCGCTACCCGGTCTATATGGAGCGCTATGGTGTCGTCGGGTATCCGTCGCGCGCTGCTGCTGAAGCGGCTGGCGACCAGAAAATGGCAGTTGACCAAGCGAAAGCCGCTGCCCTGGCTCTCAACCGGCCACTTGCATGGCCTCCCGGCTGGGTGAGCATTTCGAATTTTGAGATGGCGAACGCGCTGGAGCTTGTCGGCTCGAACAAGGCCAATAGCGCGATCTCGCACTATCCCGGTTCCACTGCGCCGATGTTCACCATCCCGGATGGCGTCGTTCAGGGTTGGGCAAACCGAAACTTCCAAGTTTTCGGGCACGGCGGGGCCGGAGAGATTGGCTTCTATTTCTATGCGCGCCACCCTGATGGCACGTCTGCTGCTGGGGCTTGGTATGGCGAGATGGAGAACATCATCGGCTACGGCTTCGGTCGTATGGGCATCTGGCTTCGTGGCCGCTCCGACTCAAACAATGATGCCGTGAACCAATTCATCAGTTTTCGCGGAACCCAGCTTTTCCGGCCCACGGCGTCGTCGCTATGCTGGGCAATCACCGGCAAGGTTGGACAGATTACGTTTAGCGACGCCTGCGAGTTTGACAGCGGATCGTCGGGCGCTTCTATCATGTCGGGCTACAATGTCTGCGTCAGCCGCGAATGGCGTAAGAGCAATGGCGAGCCGATCTGCGCCGCAGAAAATGAGGCTGGTGCATCGCCAGTCAACGGTAACCAGCCCTATGCCATTCACCTAACCGCGACCATGCAGGGCTCGGACGGTGCTGTCCTTCTCGATCGCGGCGCGCTGGTAATCGACAAAAGCGACTTTGAGAATTGCATTCGGTGCGTCGACTATCAGGAAGCTGCGACTCTCACGTTCACTAACAATGAGTTGCGGAATGCGGCGGGCTCGGCGACCAGTGCTGGTCAGGGCGCTATCTGCCGAATGATCACGGCATCGAGCCTGATGACGGGCAACAACCTGATCGAAGGCTATTGCGATCGGTCCTATGTGACGTTGGGCGGAGCGATGCCCAACGCCTTCAAGCAGATTTCTCCAGACCGAACGGCTATCAATCTGACCGGCGTTTCGTCGAACACTATGGTGGTACTGTCACCATCCGGCTTCAGTATTGATCTGCGCGGGCTTTCGACAGCTGCAATTCAGGGTGGCTCCGACGCTAACAATCGTCAAAGCATAAATAACTTTACTGGCCAGCAAGGGCCTGGCTCCGAGGTTACGCTAGTCGTACACACCGGAAGCTACTATCGCCTTGCGAGTGGCGGCAATCTGTACATCAACGGCGAACTGCTTCTCAACCCACGTGACAGCTTTACAATAAAATGGCTTGACCTGTACAGCAACTGGCAGGTCATCAATGTCGTCAAGTCAACATGAGGAATTTATGAGCTACGACTACGGAAAAACAACCGCTGGACTGGATGACATCGACAGTCTCGCGAAATCTATGATATCAGATCTAGTGAAAGCCTCACCTGAGGGCCAGAAGCACGTAGTTTTTATTATCGCTCACCTCAACAGGATCATGGGGAGCGTGATATCAGCGCGCGAGGACATTGCGCGCATCAATGCGGAGCTGGGCGCTATCCCGGCAGGAGATAATTGATGGACCACCCGCAACACTGCCAGCATCTGGCGGAGCAAATCGCCACCGAGACGGACGAGGCGAAGCGCGAGCGATTCCGGGACGAATGCCGTGACGGCGTGCTGGACGCGGGCGACGACGACGCGATCGTGCAGCCGCTGAGTGGTGGCGGTGGCGGTGATACCCCGCCCCCGAAGCCTAAGCTGCCGTAATATGCGCTGGCTGTTCATGACGCTGGTGGCGCTGGCTTATGTCTTCGCCCTGCACGCTCATCCCAAGCACCGCAGGGCCGCCGCCAGCATCATGACGGCTATTGCTGGCGCATGGGCGCTCTATCTTCTTGCCTGGTCGCCTTGGCCCCCTGCATCGATACTATGGTCGATCGGGTTGCCGCTGGAGAGCGAGCACCTGTGGTCGATTACCGATGCGCTGCTGGGGGCCTTTGTGCTGGTCAGCGGATGGCGGCTGAACTGGTCTTTCCGCCGTTTCTGGTGGGGCTGGTCAATCTTCTCACTGCTGGCGATTCAGCAATGCTTCCACACCGTCCGCGATTTCGGGCTGATCGAATGGGGCGTCTATAACCGCGCGCTGGACCTGACGTTCCTCGCGCAACTGGCCTGCATCTATGCTTTGGGAGGACCGGGTGTCTGGCTTAGGATCACTCATCTTTATGGCGTTTGCCGCTATCTTCTGCGTCCGTCTGGCGCAGCATTTGGAAAAACGCGGCCGTAAGTGATGGAGGAATTACTCCCCTTCATTTCCAAGGGTTGGACGCCCGGTGGTGCTGGCATTTGGGTGCTGGTCGCCATCAGCCTCATTGGCTGGTGGAAGGGCTTGCCTGCCGTGCTTGAAGCGCTCGCCAATCGTCAGTCCAAGGTCGAGGAGCGGATGGGCCAGCTTCTTGAGGACGCGACGGCCCGCTTCACGCGCGAGATCGCTGCTGCTGATGCGAGGCATGAGGCCTGCATGGAGGGACAAGAGAAGATGCAGGCTGAGGTCCAGCGTCTGAACGTATGCGTGCAAGAGCAACAGGCGACGATCGACAGCCTCAAGAAGCAACTCATCCAAGTGCAGGTCAGCGCCATCCGGGTCGATGGTCAGCCTGCCAGCCCACTGGTCGCAGCGGCCGTCGCATCGCTAGACCGCATTGCAGGAGTAGGAGAATGACCGACCGCCGCACCGCCCTGTTCGACGCGATCCGGCCATTCGCGCCTGACCGCAAATTTCTCGCCAGCCATGTGCAGGTCATTGACGCGCTGGCGGACAGCTTTGAGATGCAGAGAATGGATGCTCAGCCGAAAATCCCCGACGATTATTGGCCTATGCTAGCGAAGATCGAGAGCGGCAATCGTCCGTATGTCAAAGCGCCGACATCCAGCGCCTCAGGCCTGTACCAGTTCATCAAGTCGACATGGCTTGGCGAGGGCGGCAAATGGGGTGTAGACGCATCGCAGGCGTTCGGTGGGTTGAAGCCGACGCCGGAGGAGCAGACGGCACGCGCTCTGACCTTCACTGAGAAGAATGCAGCCTATCTCGCGCGCCAAGGCATTCCGATCAACAAAGCATCGCTCTACGCCGCCCATTTCTTCGGGCCGCAGACCGCCGCGAAAGTGATCGGTGCAGACAAGGGTGCGCGAGCTGACTTGCTGGCGGGTGATGCCGCGACCCAAGCTAACCCGTCGATCCTGCGTGGAAAAACCGTGGCGCAATTCCTGACGTGGCTCCAAGGTAAGACGGGGGAGATGGCAGCATGAACCGCGACCGCGCCGCTCTATTCGGCCTCGCTGCCCTAGCCCTGCTGATCCTGGGCGGCATCTCATGGGGCGCAATTTCGTCCCGTATCCCGAGCGACAGCCAGACGCTCTTGGGAACGATCGCGGGCGGTCTGCTGGTATTCTCGAAAGACATCGTGACGACCATCCGCGCCGCATGGACTGACGAGCGGACCGGCGCTCTCACCGATCAGCTCGCAGCATCCGCACCAAAGGAAACCACCCCATGAAACTCCCGATCGGCGCAATCGCGAATTTTGCACTCAAGATCGCCGTCCGCGCGATTGGCAAAGCTGTGGCGTCGGACAAGAATCCGCTGACCAAGCAAGTAGCCGTCGATGCTCTGCGGCAGGCGGCGCAGGATGAGGTGGAGCGGCGGTTGAATTTGCGGGTGGAGTGAACTGCCCGACTGTCTGGACCATCTTCCAGACCCTAGGTGTTGGAGAGCCGGGCAGCCCTTGGTTCGATCAAAAACCGCGCTCTTCAGCGACGCATCCCCGCTAGCATTTCTGACCGAGTCGTGTAAAGTGGCTGGGTTGCACTGGCGACCGACTGACCAAGTAGCTAAGCCAACGGTGTGCTAAGGGGTCGGTGCAGCATACTTCCCCTCTTCGATATGCGGAGGGATGGGATGGACGGTGGTTCATCTCTTTTTGGCCCCTCGCAAGGGCTGGGACATAGCTTGCGGCTGAGGCGATCCAGTGCTGCTGTGAAACCTGACAGCCGGGAAAGACCGGCACCTATGCGGACCCGAGATTGCGGGGATATGGTGGGAGCGGTTCCTAGGCCTGCGACCATACAGAAACGGCAGGGTGCAACTCCCCGCCTCCGCTCCAGTTTCAGGTCCCCGCTCTGCTTCGGCATCGGGCTAGGAGGGTGGCGCTACGTTGTCACCCTCAATATGCAAAGAAAAACCGCCCGACAGTCTGGATTGCCGAGCGGTTTCAGTACAGCCAAGGTTGCGTCTTGACAGCAATTATCTAGCAGAGTCATCTACCTTCGTAAAGGTAGGAGCGGCAGCCAGCATAGCGGACCAGATTGCTACTGCCCTATCCTCGGCAGCTCTGATCGTCATCCAATCCTCGGTCGCTGCAATCTCCATTTCCGGCGTTGCCTCAACCGGCACCACCTTCCACCCCGCGTCCTCGATCGCGCGGAGGGCGGCGAGGGCTTGACCACAGAAGTCAGGCCATGCCGCATCGGCTGCCTCATTTTTTGTCCGGTATAGCAGCTTTTCTAGGCCATAGCCTGCCTCCCATTCCGACGCAGCGACAGCCCGCGCCACAGCCTCGACCAGCGGGTTATCGGTCACTTCCAGCTCCATTCTCTGATTGCCTTTCCGCAGATGGCGCAGCGTTTTTCTTGGAGGACGTGGCCGCTTTCACCTGTCGCCACGTCTCGCCATTTCGACCAGCGGTGGAAAATGTGCATCACCCCTCCCCTCCCCCATGCGCGCGGGCGCGGAGACAGGCGGAGACTAGAGCTAGGGCTGGGGTGGCTGCGGTAGCGCGCCCGATGGGATCATATGTGCAGGGCTTATGGATCTCCAGCGATGAACGCCGATCAACGTGCGATCCAAGCGAACCCTCTGCCCACGCACCATTCGGCACCAGCTTGAGGGCATGGTCGACCGAAGCCGTATACACGGGGACGAAGGGCACACCAGCAATTTGGCGGGCGTGTGCCTTCTTGTTTCCATCGTGCTTCCACGCATGGCCAGCCTGCTCGGGCAGATGCAGCCATACCAGCGCATCCACCTCCCGATCCGGCCCGGTCAGCCCCTCGACCCTGGCAGCGAGTTCCAGCAAGTCAGTCATGGTCACTCCATATCCAGGGGGTGAGGGTAAGGCTTGATGGCACGGTCCCGAGCGCGAGTAGCCCAGACCTCGTAAAGCTGGGAAAGCTCGGATCGCACGCGACCGGCTGGCATCACGGATAGACCAGCATGAACCAGCGCCCGGCCGATCGCGAAGCGGGTCAGGGTCAGCAAGTCAGTCATGGTCGTCTCCAAATGTCGTCAGATACGCCCGCGCGCTGTTGTAGCGGTGGAACCGGCGCGCATCCTCTGCCGTGGGGTCACGGCCCAAGCGTTTCAGGTCCATATTATCCGCCAGATCCGCGAGCTTCACGCGCCGGGCGGTTGTGTTCTTGGAGCACCGCTCGACGAAAGCCTCGTACGTCTCGCCATCACGCCGGGTCAGCGCGTCGACAGCATCGTACACAGCCACGCCGAATTGGCTGGCAATGTTAGTCAGCTCATAATCGCTGTCCTCGACCACATCGTGCAGCACCGCGACAATGCGATCCTGTTCGCTGGTCATCGCCATCATCACCCGGAGCGGATGGAAGATGTATGGCGCGCCGCCCTTGTCGACCTGACCGGCGTGGGCCTGTGTTGCGAGGATGATTGCTTCTTCCAGTTTACCCATCGTTCTGGCTCCTGATGGCGGTGGCGATAGAACGAGCGATGCGGTTCTCATGGTCCGTCGCGAACGCCTCATCAATCCAATCCTCAGCAATCCCCGCATCCCGCTCCCGCGTCGCCTTCTCGGCTGCTTGGCGGTGGCGGGCGAAGGCGAGAACGAGGGGCCAGTCATCAGCACGACCGTTAAGGATGGCATCAACCATCATGTGCGAGACATGCGAACCATCGTCCGGGATAGTGCCAGCGGCTGCCACTCGGTCGCACTGCTCGACCTTCACGTCAGTCATGGTCATTCTCCACTACAGACAGGTACGACCGCCCATCGCCAGCCGCTAAGACGCGGTGCTTGATGGCCTCGTGGCGTTCGTCATTTTGGTTGCCGATGTCACTACCGGCCGGGATCATCTCACGCAGCTGGCTAGGCTCTGACCGGCTCAGCCATTCGTACACGCGATCATTCGGCACCCGCTCGTCTACGATGAACAGCCGCACCTTCTCGCCAAAGACGTGATAACTCATCTCGCCATCTTCATTGAAGTGGACGATTACGACGCCTTCAATCTTCTCACCCACCGCTCTTCTCCCGCAGGATGTGGTCGCGGACGGCGCGGCCGCGCTTTGTCCAGTCAAGCATCCGCGCATTGTGCGAGTAGGGCGTGCGAACTGCCAACCCCTTATAAACCAAGCTGTCGGCAAGCCTTCGGTTGCTGGCCACGCAGCCAATCGTCGTGCCAAGCCAAGTGAGCGCGTATTCTTGCGCCCACGTCAGCCCTTTGGCGATGTGAGCGATTTCGTTATCCACGGCCAGTCCCCTTGAGGATATAGTCACGGACGGCGATACCGAAGCCGGAAAGGCGTACACTGTGACGCCATCCATGCTGGCCTTCCCATCCGCTATAATCGACCAACGGCTTCATCCTAGCGCCCTTGTATGCTCCGGTGCCGGGGCTGTGGATCTGCTTCCAATCAACGCTTGCCTTGAGCAATGCACCACGTTGCTGATCCGTCAGCCCAGCCGCGACGCGCGCGATTTCAGCGCTTTCCATAGACCATGCCTTTCAGCGCTACGGCCAAGAATAGGATACTGGCGAACGCCAAGATTTTCGCGGTGTCGGTGCAGTTAGCGCGGGTCGCCAACATTGAGCCAACCACGCTGGCAAATGAAGCGAACCCAAACGACCAATTACTCGCGACGCGCGCGATTTCGGTGGGGTCGGTCATGGGCGTATCTCCCGGACTTCTATACCAGCGGCCTTGGCGCGGCGGACCATATCAGCGGTGCCGCGACCGCCAGGGAAAGCGACGACCAGATCGGGCCTCCCCTCGTCCAGCATCCGTTGGTTGCGGATCGGACCAGCTGCCTTGCCATGAGTCCGCCAGTCGGCGCGGAAAGGAGCGTGCTTGCAGCCGGGCATGCAATCGGCCCACAGCATCCCCTCACTATCGGCACCGGTCGCAGCGCCATGGATGACTAGGCTGATCTTACACTCGCCATGGATCGCGGTCAGCGTGTTCCAGATATGATCGCGGTCGTCATAATCACGACCACCGCAGACCAGCACCCGTAGCCCCGCCTCCCGCATGATCTTCGCGTCGGTGTTGGTCATGGGTGGGGTTCCTTGTGCCGATCATGCCAAGCAACATGGCTGGCGAAATCCTTGCTCATCGCTGGATCGCGGCCATTGATCTCGCGAAAGGCGCATACCCCGCCGTAATGGAAAGAGACGTTCGTGGTGCGATCTTGATGCGCGCGCTCAGGCCATATCTTCCACTGCCGCTCGAACCATTCGCGTTCGGCTAAATCATCCTCATAGTAGAGGCGATACCCAACAGCTTGGTTCGCCTTACTCATCGCCGCCTCCGAGGGCTTTGCGGAGGTTAGCGACATAAATGGCTTGGATTTTTGCTAGTTCAGGACGTCCCGCCTTAGCCAAGAAATCCAGCGCCGTTTCAGCGTTTGAACAAGCCGCATCGCACAACTCCCTCAGCCGCGCGTTTTCCTGCGTGAGGGTTTCGAGGGTGGTGGCGGCTTCGCGAAGGTCAGCGGCATATTGGCCGTCGCGCTTTACGCTATCGCGATGATCCACAGCCATGCGGATGGCATAGATGTTGCCATGATCCTCATTAGCCTCGAACGCATCAAGCTGCGGTCGCAATAGGTCAGCGACGACCTTGCTGTTCTCCGCGCACTTGGCGTCCTCATCCGCCCGCTTCCGCAGCCGCTCGGTCAGGTCGGTCATGCGTGCACCACACGGTAGGCGACAATGTCGTTATTGTGGTCGTTCGGCTCGTGCTGCCAATAGGAGCGGTCATCGTCAGTCCGCATCCAAAAACCAGCAATGCGAGGTCGTTCTACTGCTCCATCACGCAGCTTGATTTGAACAATCGTCTTGAACGGAACAGGGCATTCGCCACCAGTCCACTCGACCCAGCCGGGATTCATTCCTTCAATGAATGTGTTACAATCGTTCGTCACACGCACCTCCATTGCGTTGTGGCAGCCCGTCCCGTTGGCGCGGGGCGGGCAACCGAAGATCGCCGCGCATCACTGCCCGGCTGTCCAAAAATTCCTGCATATCGTCAGAGCGTGCGAACCACTCTCCCCACACGCGATCCTTGGCGAAGCGGTGGTGGTAGATCGCCTCATCGAGATTGTTGCCCGGCACGATGGCCCAGACATGCAGCAACCCCGGATGACCCACCTGCAATTCACGGATGCGGCGGACGAGGGAGATTGAGCGGCCGATCTTTACCGGGCCGCGCTCTGCGCCGACGAAGTAGATGACCTCGTGGTCAAGCTTGCTCCACGACTCGTAAGGCATAGCCCCCGGAGGCGCAGGCGGCAATGTACGGCGATTGTACGCGCGTTCCGGTTTTGGCCGCGCATGTTCCTGCACGGTTCTACGAGCATGAGGCTGGTGCGAATCGCCACAAACGGCGGAAAAGGTGGCGCACCCGACAGGATTCGAACCTGTGGCCTCTGCCTTCGGAGGGCAGCTATCATTCATCATCTTTTTCTAGCATTTTTGCGGCCTTGGCGCTAATCTTATTTTCGGCTTGTACGAAACCTGTACGAAGAGCCTCCAAAATCTTGGCGTCGCTGTCCTCGGCATGGGTGTAAATCTTGTCGACCATCCCGCCCTTTGCAGACCAGCCACCGACGCTTTCGACGGACTTGCTATCGACGCCTTGGCGAACGCGCATTTCCTGCCCGAAGCCATGGCGACCGGCAGAATGGGGCGGCAAGTATGGGATACCAGCGCGCTTGCAGGCAGTCCGCCAGCCGCTGCGCGGGCCATCCTTGTCGGCAAAACCGAAGACCCGGAGGTTGCGGCGATAGCGTGCATCCCAGCCACGCGGAACCTTAGGCCTCAAAGCGCGCAACTCTTCGACCAGCTCTGGCATAAGCTGGACAGTGCGATCGTCGTGTCCCTTGGCTCCGGGGATGACGGCCTTGCCTTCATCCAGATGGAGATTGTCGGGGTGCATCGCGACGGCCTGCCCAATCCGTGCGCCGGTCGTGAACATAAATAGCGCTAGGGCCGCGTGCCGTTTGCTAGCCTTCGCGCGGAAAGCGAGGATCCAGTCCCAATCACCAGGCACCTTCGGCTTGCGGCTGACCTTACCGCGCGCCCGATCCTGCTTGACGCGCTCCTGCTTGTCGTAGCCTGGAATACGGATCGGCGGGCAGTGGCCTAGCTCGCTGGCATTGTTGATGACTGCCCGCGCAGGAGCGATAACCCAGCGCCGCCATGTGTCGACGGCATTGTCAGGATACAGGTCGCGCCCGAGTTCGCGGATCATCTTCGGGGTGATCTTCTTGATCGGCAGTGCGCCAATGCGCTCAACGATAGGGATCAGATAGCGCGCCATTTGCTCGGTTGCCGCATACAGAACAACCGCATCATTGAACGTGAACTCGCGCTCCTGTGCCTCTTCATGGCCTAGGACCGTCCGCCGCTCTTCGCGCGCCTGACGTTCCGCGATCCACTGCCGCGCGCCATCTTCTGTAGATGCGCCAGTGCTTTCGCGGATGTAGTCGGTGATGTCGCGCCCGTTGAACTGGATACGGCCTTTTGCCCACCAGGTCGTGCCACGGAGATAGGGTTCGAGTGGCATGCGCCGTCCTCTAGAATATGGTCAATTTGCTCAGGCGTGATCAGCATCGCCTTGCCGAGCGTAATGTAGGCGCCGATCGCGCGGGCCTTCGACCTCAATGCGCGTTCGGACATTGGAATTTGACGGGACGCGAACTCGGCACACCATTGCGCCGGGGTCTTAGCCCGCTCATGCGCGTAACTACCCATCCCTCCCTCCCCTAACCCTGTTGCTCTCGCTCATCGCGAAACCGGAGGCGGTCATGCGGCGAGCCGATTGGCGCGGACATGCTGCATAAGCTGCATCCCGATGAACCGTGTGTACGCGGGCGGGATGGCCTCGCTCATTTCAGCAAGGGTTGCCCAGTCCATGCCCATAGCTTCAGCCGCGACCGGCTTGTGACCATTTGGCCAGGCGTCGCGGGTGCCACGACCGCCATGTCGCGCCGATCGGATGCGAGCGTGTCCGCCATAGACCCCGACCACTGGCTTATCGCCGTGCTGGCATCCCATGCTATACAGGCCGACATTGCTCTCAAAGAGGCGGTGGCGACGCAGCTCACAGCCATGCGAGCCGAGGTCAAAACCTGAACCGCACAGCATGATAGGCTCCCGCATCTCGGAGCGGGCCTCCTCGACGTTCTCGATCACCCACGGCAGGCCGGTAGCTTCAAGCATCTCGCGAACCTGCGCGATCAGCCGGGGTGCGCCCTTCGCGCCTGGAGCGTGGCGCATCGCCGTATAGCCTTGGCACGGTGGCGAGGCGTGGATTGCGTCGAAGGTGCGCAGGAACCGCTTGTCGACAGCGAGCGCATCCATTTGGATGAAGCCAAACGGGTAGCGCGGCTGGGGATGCAGATCGATACCGACCACATCGAACCCGGCCTGATGATAGCCCATCGCCGCACCGCCAGCGCAACAGAACAAGTCCAAGATTCGCGGCTTCTGGCTCACTTCCGCCCCTCCCCGTGCGAGAGGGCGGCGCGGATTGCCGTCGCCAACTCGGAACGCTTGCCGTTTTCTCCTGCCCACAGCCACATGCGCCGCCAGCGGTTCATGTCATTCTCTCCGGGCAAGGGTGCCGGGTCGAAGCCGATCGCCTTTGCCACGTCGCGCTTCTCGGACAGCTTGAGCGTATCCATGAACCGATACAGGTCGTGCCTGTTGAGTGACGGCTCGGCCTCCCCCGCCGGGACCGCATCGACAGCGGGCGCGGGGGTGGCGAAGTATGCGACGACGTCACCGTCGCCATATTCCCACTTCCAGCTTGGACCAGCACTGTCGCCCGGTCGCCATTCATGGAGCGACCCGTTGCGGAGCATGTAACGCCCGCCATAGTCCTGCGGTGCGAAGGCCCCGCCGGTCCACGACTTCCATCCCGGCGGCAATGCCGTTCTATCCCCCGCATCGCCCGCGCGGCTGTCGAGGGCGGCGAGGACGATCTGCCATTGCTCCGGTCGGAGGATCACACGGTCGCGCCACGGCTCATCAAGCTGCTTTGCTATATCCTCTCGGATCGCCTCGCGCACAGCATCCGGCGTCTGTCGGATGGTCATGCGCGGTCTCCCTGAAGCCTATGGCGCAGGGCCATTGCGTCCCACCAAGCGTTGTGCTGCACGGCTCCGACCAAGGCGGTCGGATAGCAATCGACGTCGCGGACCTCGAAAGACATGCGTGGGAAAGCGAAGGGGGCATATCCACCTCCGGCTGCGGTACTGATTGCCGTGCAGAACCGGGCTATATCCACAGGACTGTCGGCTACGATCGTCGGCGCTTCATCCGTCCCAATAAAGGCAACCAATTTGCGACCTGCCATGGTGACAGGTACTTGCAACGAAACCCCCGCCATATGCTTGCCCATGTGCGGCATGACGTTCTCAACCACCCATGGATCTCGGGCAGGCTCTGTCGTCTCGATATGCAAGCTTTCGCCGTCTTCGCGGACAATAGCTATGCTCAGCAGCGGACCATTGTGGCCGTCAAACTCACAATCAACGTAATACCTCATGCCTCTCCCCCATCGCTGGCGTGAGAGGCGGGGGTGGCACGAGCTTGGCGCTTGCGTTCGATAATAAGCTGTTCGAGCATGAGGAGCTGATCGGCCACGGATAGCCCGTTGCCCGCTTCGAGCTGGACTTTCGTTCTCGCAATCACCTCGTCCACCATCAGGCTGGCGAACTCGCGCAATTCAGCCTTCCAGCCCCCCTCCCCCTGGCGGATCGCGTCTGCGGAGAGGGTGGAGAGGATAGCGTCGGCTCGTGCAGCATTGCGGCGCTCGGTAATCACGAGGTGCGCGTCATCAATGCTGTCGAAATCGGCAGGCTCGTAGCCGGGCATCGTCAGGGTATAGGTTGCTGCACCGTCGACCAGCCGCGTCAGGTTGCAGCTATAGCCGAACGCACCATCAGCATCGCCGATCGCCTTTGCCACCGCCTCCCGATCCATCGCGGGCGGCGCGGCGGGCTCATCCCAATGTGCGTTGAGGATGCGGGCGACGCGATCGGCCACCTCGCGCGGCTCACTGCAATAGCCGCTGACGATCAGCGTCGGAAAGCAGAGCGAAATCCGCGTGCCGGTTTCAGTCTTCTCCGGTGCCTTCTGGTAGTGAACGGCTATCGTCTCAGCGTCTAGGTCCTCGCTATCGAGGTTCCGCGGGTAAGAAGTCGCATTGACCGTCCAAGAGACGTGCTCGCTCTTCGTGCTATCGGGTATTTGGTCAGCCACGGGCATTACTCCATTGGCGCTCGGCATCAACGACGATGGCGATGCAGCGAGCACATTCATGCGGGGAATTGGTCGACGGGGAGGCGCAGAGGTGGGTCATGCGCGGTACTCCATGACGTAGGCCTTGGCCTGATCCTTCGTCATCACCTCGCCAGACCAGTCGTTCTTGATCGGGCCATCCACTGCATCGATCACGTCGCACAGGGCTGCCTTCTGATCGGGCGTGTCATGCTGCTGCGCTGCTCCTGCCGACATGCCACCCTCAGCGTAGCGCTTGAGAGCAGCAAATGCCGGGCCATCTTCATTGAGATGCCACGCCTTCACGGTTCCCCATTTCAGGAGAAGGTGCTCGGTAGGCTCGCTCATTCCCCCGCCTCCCCCATGTCCTCGTCGCCCCGCTTCTCACCAGCGTTGGGGTCAAGGGGGGTGGTGTCGACAGGTTCGGACTGACCGAGCAGGGCGGCGGAAGTCAGGGGCTGTGCGGTCGTGACCGGGACGGACCCCATCGGCTGATAGTCGCGGGCTTCCTCAGCGATGTGCAGGCCCTTCAGCACGTCCGAGAAGCCGTCGCGCAAGGCAAAGGCACGGGCGCGCATCTGGCGCATACGGGCCGGATATTGCGACCACGGACCCGACTTTCCGGCTAGCCCAGCCTTCTTGGCGTCCTCCATGCTGAACGACCGGACAATCGGCGTAGCGCGGCCGACCCGGTTGAGGCGGCACGTGGCGACATTGCCGTCGTCCATCTCTTCCATGTCCTCAAGCAGGCCCGATGCCTGGATCAGGGCAAGTGCGCCATCGCCCCAGAGGGACGGGTTGTTGCCGATGACCGCGATCGACTGGAGTGCGGCAAACGGGGTCAGCCCGACTTCCGCCCCGGCCATGATGCCGACCATGATCTTGTTCTGGTCAGCACCGTAGGCCTTCGGGGTCATGCCCGAGTGAGCGAGCGCGCCAGCGAGCCGCCATGCTTCGTCCAGCGTGGCGGGCACGAAAGCCGCCAGTTTGTTGCCCGATGCGACTACGACCTTGCGGGGCTGTTCTTCGACATTCTGAATTGCGGTAGCCATTATGCGGCCTCCTTCTCAATGAGTTCGTCAATCTGTTTGCGCGCCCAGCCGCTGACACCGCAGGCAGCGGGCTCATCGGCGTAACCGGGCCAGCGATCCGCGCTCAGGCAGTCGGCAAAGCGGCGGATGGCGATGCGGTTGAGCGCACGACCATGGGCAAGATCTTCGTCGGTCAGGGTCCACAGCGCGACCGGCAGGTAATCACCGGGCTGCCACCCCTTCCCCGGCTTCTCGATTGTCGGGTGGACGTAGAGCGGCGGGCGCTTGCCCATCACGACTTCGATCCCGTCGAGTTCGAGCGCGGCGGACATGAAGTAGCGGTACTTCGTCACGTCGCTCTGAAAGCCCGCGAACGAAGCGTCAGCAGCCGTCTTGACGTTGATCCCGCACGACAGGTTGTCGCGGAGGAAGTCAGGACGGCAGCGCAGCCAGACGCCGGTTTCTTCGTCCTTCCACGCCAGTGTCACTTCCGCCTGACCGCCGGTCAGCAGCGCGTCGCACGTCGGATGCTCGCGCATGGCTTTGACCATGGCGTTGATCTGGTCGCGCTCTTCAGCACTGACGATCGTGCAGCCAGCCGCTTCCGCCGCGTCGGCGTCGGCAATGTCGCCAGCCATGGCCTTAGTCTTGGCGCGGCTGAAACCTTCCGGCGTGACGTGATAGCAGTTCCGATCCATCCACCGCGCAGGCAGCAGCAGCGCGTCATGGAAGGCCGATCCCAGCCGAAGCGCATCCGTCTGTTCCTGCGGCTTGCGGTTCGGATTGAGCGGCGATCCTTCCCAGTAGTGTCGCGGCGTGCAGCCCTTCGCCTGGAACGGACCGCCCACCATCTTCTTCAAGCCGGTCGAGCTGATCGACGGTGCGGGGCAGATTTCACGGCCGTGATAGTCCTCGTTGCTGATGTCCGGATACGCGCCGGGCGCGGTGATGATGCTCACAGCCCCAGCCCCTTGCCCAGCACGATCGCAGCAGCGACAGCAGCAGCCCCGGTTACCACACGAATGCGAGCGACCGTCTTCTGCGTATGGTCACCGACCAGCGGCGGCTTGCACGCACGGCACCGGCAGAACGCGTCGTGGTACGGGTTTGCGTGATCCACGATCACGCTGCCTGCTCCTGATTTTCCGGCAGAAACCAGCCCTTGGCGTCACGACGGCGCGGTGCCTTGAACGGGCGGAGTTGCAATCGCAGCGAGGCGTTCTCGACGGTCAGTCGCTCGGTGGCGGAATTGGCCTCGCGGACCCGATTGGCGCACGCCTCGCGGACCGTGATCAGATCCTGAGCCTGCTTGGCGATCAAATCCTTGGCTTCGTTCAGAAGCTTCACGGTCGCCTCATGCGCCGCGACTTCCGCATCGTAGGAAGCGCGGGAAACGAACGGGAGTTGCATCATGCGTCCTTTCCGGTGGCGAGGGTGATGGCGGCGCGGGCTTCGTGGGTTGCTTCTCCCAGCCAAGCCTCCATGTGGCCGCCTTCCACTAGGTCGGACCAAGGAGCGATATCGCCGTTGAGGTGCAGGCCCGCGACGCCTTGGCTGCTGGAGGTCAAATCATCGACGTCGTGCAGCAGGCGATTGAGAGCTTCGAGCAACGTCGCATTGACGCCACGCAGCCGGTCAGCTTCGATCCGATCGGCCGATGCCTGCCGCTCTGCCGCGCTGATCCGCTCAGCAATATTGAACGCCAGATTGTCGCGCAGATAATCCTGCGTGGTGTCCAGAAGACCGGCGTAGATGTCGTCCGACGCCTTCTTGATGAGCGGCTGAACCGCCTTCTCAATCGCCGTCACGACGTCATCAGCAACATCTTCCCACGGCTGGTTGATGATCTTCTCAGCCATCACAGACCCCACACATCAGCGTTGAGGGAAACGGCGCGCGTCTCGATCATGTGGACAGCAGGAAGTCCCTGCTCCACGACCCGCTGCTCATCAGCGATATCGTCGTCCACGAGGTCGCAGCCGTAAGCGATCTTGTCCGCGCCGTAGCTGTAGGTCAGCCGCTCGGTCAGCTTGCGGATAACGGCGACGATCTCGTGATCGCTTAGCGGCTCGGCCATTCCGACCAGCACATCCACCTGCGCGGTGATTGCGGCGTGGGCGGTCATGCTGCGGCACCCATGATGCGAGCGACGCGGCGCACCAGCGGGTTACTATGGCCTGCGTGGGCCTTTTCGGCCCAGATCAGGCACATGGAAGAGAGCGCGCCCTGCACTCGCGTGGCTTTGCGCTCGTAATGAAGGGCAACGCGTTCGTTGGCCGTCTGATTTTCCTGGGGCATATCCACCTCCTGATTTCATCCTCGGCCTGCGTCGCACTCGCAGGCTCCGGGGAAGTCAGGCGGCGGCCAGACCGCGCGCTTGCAGCAGCTTGCGCGTGCGTGCCGACACAGCGACACGACGGCCGGTCTTCGTGATGTGGACGTAGAAGCCCTGCGCCATCAGCTTCATCGTGACGCCGTGGGTCTCACGGCCGGGACGGCCCCAAATCTGGCTGCCACGGGGATAAGGGAGCGGTGCGGTGTTGGCCTGTGTCATGGGTGCCTCCGTTGATGGAGGTGGTGTGCATTATGCACATAACAAAAGCAAGTGCATTTTGCACATATCGCAAAAAAATTTGTGCCTCTCCGGGTTTTCCCCGGATGCAATCCGATGGCGGACTATTGCCTCAACCGACGATGTTGCTCGGGATTAATGAGGATGGTTAAGATGCTCTTGTCATGTTGGAAATTTAAGAACAGAAAGAGAACATGGTAACGAGAATCGCACCGCTCACGCTTCGCGAGCCAGCCTGCTCAATCCGCTGTCAGATATGCCTCATGTCATGCGCCATTCTACCTGAAAGAATAGCGTGGTGGGCTAATGAAATTGAGAGATTGTGCTTGGCTACGTCCTTGCAGCCCGAATCGGTCATAATTCGCGATCAACTCGGAAGCGCTCTAGCTGCGCACGAAGGGCTGGTGCGACGAGACGCGGAAACTCCCCGAGCGGCACTCCCACTGGCAACTCGCGCAAAGCGTTCTCAATCATTGCAGCAAGATCGTCGTCCGTTGGGTCAGCGCTAGGCGAAGGGCCATCCCCCTTCCCATACAAGATCCACTCCGAAGTGACGCGGAAGCGACGCGCATATATCTCGGCTTTAGCTGCCGTTATGCCACGCTGCCCGGTTTCATGCTGATAATAGGTCTCATATTTGTGACCTAACGCAAGCGCAGCCTGACGCGGGTTTTCAAACCCAGCGGCTTCCCGAGCCGATTTTAATCGTTCTGCTGGCGTATTCATATCGTCGCCATAATCGGCAAGTCTGTGCATTTGGCACTTGCCAACCATCTGTGCATAATGCACATATGACCAATGCGTAGTCACAAGCAGATCGTGGACGAAGTGGGGCCGGTAGCGCTGGCTTCAGCATTCGACCTTCCGCTCAGCACGACCCGTTCGTGGTCGCGTCGCAACAGTATCCCTGCGGGGGCTTGGCACGGTTTCGTGTCGAAGGGTCTCGCTACATACGAAGAGCTGGCACAGACTGTTGCCAAATCTGTCGCCGCATGAGCGCCCTCCCCATCAACACGGGCAGCGAGCCGGACAGCTGGGCGCGGCATTGGATGCTGACCGATCAATCGCGCACCGAACGGCTCTTCTGGGCTGGCTTGCCTGGTGCATTCTTCACCCCGCCAGCCCCGACCTGCGCCCACCGCCGCGCGGTCCTCTGTGGCTGCGCTGACCATATCTGGAAAGGCTGAGACATGGACATCGCTCTTTTCCTCATCGGCTGGATGCTGATCGCCACGGCTCTCGGGCTGGCGATTGCTGCATTCATTGCAGCAGGTAATCGCATTGATCGCGGGCTGGTGGGTCACTCTGTCCATAATGGGCGGTATACGAATGACTGACCCGCGCTTCCACGGCAACCGCCCGTCATTTTCCGCTTCCTTGGTCCTGTCCAATCTCGGGAATAGCCTCTCGCTGATCCGCACCGAGGACAAGCTGACCTGGGCCGATATCGGCGCTGTGCTTGGAAGGAGCGAGGACCAGGCCGCTAAATACGCCGATGGCACCGCAGAGATGGGCGTCGTCGCCTATGCGCGCGGCAAGCGCGAGTGGAATGGTCGCTTCACCGGCTCGCTCATGCGCATGTGTTACGAAGGTGACCGCGCGCCCTGCAATGACCGCTTGACCGCCGTGAAAATCGCGCAGGTCGGAATGCTCTTCAATGAGGCGCTGGCGGCTGCGGATGCCGTGCCCACCGCCCTTATCCAATCCAATCGCAGCATGATCGAGGGCCTGCGGGACTCGCTCGATGCCTTGCTGCGCCGGTCGGAGGTGCGGGCATGAAGCGCACGTGGACCGACGAGAACATCGCCAAGGCGCGCGAAATGGTCGCGGCTGGCGCTAATGGCCAGCAAGTGGCGGATGCCTTGGGCATGACGCGCAAATCGGTGCTGGTCGCATCCAATCGGATTGGCTTCGGCACTTGGCAGACCAAGCCAGGCCGCGTTCCGGATCCGGTGCCCGCCGATTTCGCCGAGCTTTTCAAGCATCACACCTATAAGGAACTGGCTGCGCATTACCGGGTCCGGTATTGCAAGATCAGCACCTGGGCGCAGTCGCTCGGCCTTGGTCGTAAGCGTGGCGAGCAAATCGCCGAGCGCCGCAAGCCGCCGCGTCCGCTGGCGCGCAAGGTCGATCGCCAGACTTTCGTCATTCCCGTCCGGCCCGAAGGCTACCAGCGCGACATGTCGGAGGCTGGGCAGGCTGCCGACTTCATGCGCCGTGATCGTCCGGTGTTTCGCTGCGATCTGAATGGTAATCAGAACCAGGGCGGCAAATACTGGATGTGCGGCATCGTCTGGATGACGGATGCCGAACTGGTCGACCGGGCGCGCGCCAAGGGCTTTCGGGCTGTGCGGTGGGCGGCATGAGCAAATACGCCAAGCTTCCCAAGCCTCGTACGGCTGCCGATCGCGAATTGGATATGCTCCAGTTCCTGTACTGCGCGCGGCCGGAAAAGCTGGCGGCTCATACGCCTCAAACCCTGGCGGATGCCTTCGGTGTCAAGCTGCGCGTTGCTGAGGCGGCGATGCAGAAGAAAGGGCGGCTGCTGTGAACGCGTTCGCTATGCTGGACGCGCTGGAAGACCAGGCCAAAGAGGTCCTTCACCCGGCCATCTACGTCGAGCCGAAAGACCGCAGCCCGGAGAGCGAGGACAGCCGACAGGCCACCTTCGTCGCGACCATGCGCCGCACTGCCAAAGCGTGTCGTGTCATGGCCGTGCCGAACGGCGCGAAGCGGTCGCATTGGGAAGCAGCGAAGGCCAAGCGCGAGGGAATGGCGCCGGGTGAGCCTGACACTGGGATCAGCTGGGCTGACGCGCCCACCGCGCGCATCGAGTTCAAGAACGGTCAGAAGATGCCGTCCGAGGACCAGATCAAGACGCTCAACTGGTATCACCTGCGCGGGCATCCCGTGGCGGTATGTCGCACGGCTGAGGGCGCGATTGCTTGGCTGGCATCCATCGGTGCGCCTGTTCGGGCGACCCACGCATGACGCTCAGCGACTTCGCCCTGCCTCCGCACCTCGACGCGCTGCGTGCTGTGGTCGACCGCTGCCCGACGCCTGAGGCGAAGAAAGCGGTCATCGTCACGGCCGGGGCTTGCGAGGCGGTGACGGCAGACGAAGCCGCTCTTCTTATCACCGCATATCAGCTGGAGACAGCGTGAACGTGGCCTATGATTTCGACGCGATCCGGCGCGAATATCCGCTTGAGGCTATTGTCTCGCGGACGCTCCCGCTGCGCCGCGCTGGCGGCAACAAGGTCGGGTGCTGCCCGTTCCACGCCGACAAAAGTCCGAGCTTTGTCGTCTATAAGGATAACGCCTACCACTGCTTCGGATGCGGCGCGCACGGCGATGTCATAGACTTCGTATCACGCCTGGAAAATGTCGGGATCAGCGACGCCATACGGACACTGACTGGTGGTCAAGCCCCGCGCCTGGATGAAGCGGATCGCGCCAAGCGTGAAAAGGAAGCAGCGCACCGAGAGGCACAGCAGCGTCACCGGGAAGAAAATGCCCGGCTGGAGGCCCGTGCCCGTTGGGCGCGGGCGCTGCCGATCAATGGCGTGGGCAACGGCTACCTAGAGCGCAAGAATATCGCCCCATATGGCACACGCCGGGAAGGCGATAACCTGCTGGTCCCGATCTTCGGTGCAGATGGGCTGATCCAGTCTGTTCAGTCTATCCCACCCGAAGCTGGTGGCAAAAAGCTGTTCCATGCGGGCGTGCCGGTTAAAGGCGGGACGTTCGCGATCGGCAACGCTGAAAGCGGACCGGTCGTTGTGGCCGAAGGTTTTGCGACCGCTGCTACGG